CGTCAGCCTGGGTGTTGTTGGTCTCGTCGCACACTATCCTGAACTGCTCGACTCCTGCCTGCGCTCTAACGAGACTCAGGAGGGGCGTGGCGCGATCCACGAATGCTTTTCTCGTTGCAGCGTTGTTGGGCTCGAAAAGAATTCCGCGGGCGACCCCAATGATGATACGCTTGAGCTCGAGGAAGAGCCTGCGGACGTTAACACGATCGAAAGCCGACTTGGACAGCTGGAGCGTCTTCTGACCGAAGATGACGAATCCGCTGCCTGGGAAGGTCGCGATTGGGTTGATCAGATTCTCGTAGAGGTAATCGCGATCAGATGTGCTAAGCCTGACCTCAACGTTTCCGACAAAGTCAAGTGCCGCGCGGTTGAAACCAGCCGGTGCGTACCAGGGATAGGACACCTTGTCTCCATACGCTAGAGCTCCAAGAGCCGCGACGGAAGCTGGCATCTTAACTTTCCTGTTGTAAGCCGTATCGTTTACGAACACCTCGGGGAAGTAAGCTGCAACGTAGTTGTTATTCAGGGAGCGCGCCGAAAGAGAATCGGTCGTCTTCGTCATGTTGGGCTTGAGACCGCTTGAGTCCTCGAAAATTCTAACGTTCGAGTCGGTGTATCCAGGAATGTCGATGACGTACATCCCAAGGGCGTAGCCAGGAAGACGCCGGGCGATGTAGTCTGTGATGAGAGGCTCGCGGATGCCAGGGGCTGCGATGACGTTCGTGTTCACGGTGAAATTATCGGTCATGAGCTTCGCGGCGATCCTGTAGGAATTGACCGCGTTGTTGCTTAGGCTGTCCCCGTTTGGATCGTAGCCGAGACCTGAGCGAGCGAGCCCAGCCGCCGCGCTCTCCGCGAGGCCGCCAGAGTCCGTCGAGGTCGCACGATCCCCGAGTCTCGAGGCCGCCCCATCGAGAATGTTGACGCCGTCGAATCCACCGTAGAACATCGTCGAGAACTTGGCATACTCGTTGAACTTGTTGAAGGTGCTCGCTGAGCCTGAGAGCAGGGAGGCAAACGTGATCCTGTTCAGAGATGATTCGCTGATCCTGTAGTCCATGGTGTTGGGAACGCCATTTCTGATGTACGCTGCTTCCTTCATGTGCGCTTCCGTCGTTCCCGTCACGTCGCTGAGTGACGTGTTGGAAAGAGCGACGCGGGCAAGCGTGAACTTGTTCGCGTTGAAGATATCGGCGTCAGACCCTGTCACAAGCGCGTCGAGCTTCTGAATTCCCTGGAACTTAGCGTACGATAGAATCAACGGATTGAACTCTGTTCCCGCGTTCGAGTTCATTACGGAGTTCTCGATCTTTCCGCTTGTCGTGCCGGAAGGAACCAGCTTTTCGAACTTAACGCCCCAGTGGAGGCGAGAGTCAGGAATTTCAAGAATTCCAGGAGCTCCCGTGTAAGCCAGTCCGCTGACGGTGCCCTGCGTCACCTTGAATCGGAAAGGAAGCGGCGGAACGATGGATCCCGTAAGGCCTGTCGGTGTTGAGGAGCTGCAGAATAGACGTGGAAGGACGCCCGCGCCGGCGCCGTATGTTCTTGTTCCTTCGACAAGAGCTGACTGGGTGTCAGTGAGCGTCTGGGTCGTTCTGATGACGGGAACTCCCTTGAAGCCGAACGGGAGGGCGACCTGCGGGACAGCGCCCGTCTCGAGCGAGGGTGACATCACGATGCGAACCCTGCGGCTTGCGTTCGGGAACTTTCCGTTGATCATGAGGCGCTGCTCATCGGTCTCCAGAGCGTCGAAGTTGAACGTGACCTTTCGATCCCCAACTTTCTTGGCAACATAGTTCTGGCTCGTTGGGTTGAGATTGCAGCCCGCGAATGATTCAAGAACTTTCGGAGAGATGTCGGAGTCGAACAGATCACGAACGTTGATGTCGAACGTTCCGTATGGGTTCTTCGGATCCGTCGAAGCTCTCACGTTCGAGACGGAAATCTTGAAGAGTCCGTTTCCTGAGCTTCCGTCGGTGAGAGTCTCGAAGTAGAAGAGCTCGTGCTCGAGATTGCCGAAGGGCTGGGAGATTATCGACGGTGTTCTCGGTGCCGTGTATCGAGTGTCGAAGCGACCGAAGTTCTGGAGATATGCGTCTGAAGAACCCGACGCAATCGCGATGCAAGAATCTCCTGATGTGTCGATGGGCGCAAGCTCGTCCTCAACGGGAAGGTCGAGGTAGAGGAGATGCTGCTCGTCCTGGAATTTCTTGGGATCAGTGTTGAGCACCTTACCGAAGTAGTCTGTGTCGCTCGGATTGAGGGAGGCTGTCAGGATGCGGAGTCCCGTGGATCCATCAGTCGTTGCGAACGATGATCCGCGCGAGGACGAAACCACAAACTTGAACTTCTTATAGGTTGACGACGAGATCGAAAGGTCGGTTGACGCAACGTCATCGAAAGCTGCACCGGTGCCAGACCACTGGGAAGCGGCGCCCGTCATGTCGAGAACCATTCCACGGGCGCCTGTGGGGAACATGAGAACACCACGAACAATGTTCAGGGTGTCGCCGGCATCCGGTGGGTTGAAGCTCGGGTTGTCGCTAAAGACCGGAAACCCCTTCCACTCCGAGGGGGTCGTTGAGCTTGCTGGGACCGAGTGACGAGCGACGAGGAACTGCACCGCGCCTGTCTTCCTCAAATCTGTTGGGACCTGTCCTGCGGTCGAACCGATTACCTTGAAACCAGCGTTCCTGACGGTGCCCTGGGCGACCGTGGTCGAGACATCCCCGGATGAGGCGTTCGCGCCAGCTCCAAGAACGCGGATGAAAGTGAGGGCTCCCTTGTGCTTTAACCATTCATTTGCGGCGTACGTCGCCGGACGATCCGGATCGAGGCCTCCGAAGCGGGCCGAGAAATCCGAGAATGACGCGACGGTCGTAGGCACGAAAGCCGGTCCTGAAGCTGCGGCGCCGAGGAGTCCACCCGGGACACCGGTCGGCTGCGCGCCTGGGGCTGTAAGCTCAATCTCCTGATCAAAGAATCCAGGAGAGCGAAAGGTCTGTTCCGACATCAGTTGCTCCTAATCATAATGGGCTAATCAGAAGCTAAGTATCACCCAAGAAGTGAAACGACGACATCATTTTAGATCCTTGTCGGACTTAAGCGTCTTCACCACGGTTGTGAAAACCTCTTCTCCGTGGGCGCTGGAGACGCGGCGAGCCTTGATGGTAACGTCCATCTGCTTTCCAGTCATCGGGTCCTCCGTGAGCTTCCTGGTGGTGCTACGAGTCATCGTGGAACCCGACTCGGTACCTCCCACCGCAGTTGAAAGAGGGACTCGAACGCTTGAGATCTGGTTCCCGCCGGCAGCCCGCTCGGCCTGGCGGTCCCGGGCGGTCCCGATGGCTCCGTTAATCGTGGGATCATCGACGGTTGAGATTGGATCGAGGATCCTCGAGTCTATCCTCATGTCTGCGATGTTACCGACCGGCTCCACGTCCGGAACTCCATTCACGATACCGAAGGAAAATTGGGTGGCCGACAGGGTCCTTCGAAGTCCGTTTGGAATTCCTGGGGAGCGCGGGAGAACGATGTAGGCAGGAACGGTGATCGTGAAAGAGTGCTTGATCGCCCTCTCATCATCGCTCATATTCTCGAATGAGGTGTCCGATGAAACTTCGGGTTCGAAGACAGCGTTGAACCAGTATCCGCTCGGTGTCTCGATACGATAAGAGCGGGCTCTGATGTTGTGATAGCCGCTCATGATTGTCGTAAGAAGATTGTTGCTGTGCTGCATGTACTGGGTCCAAAGGGTGACCTCATACTTCGCTGTGAAAAATTTAGGAACAGGTATCGATATCGTCTCGTATATTCCGGCCCCTAAGTTGGGCTCAAGAAGGCGGCCACCGATCGTACGTCCTGGTCTGTCGTTGGGATCACGTCTTGATCCGGAGCTCGGGGCGCCCGTGTTGTCGAACCCAGGTGAGTTTATGATCCTCTGGTACAGGGGATCTTCCTTCGAGAGACGTCTCTTGATGTCGATCGTCCCAAGGTCTCCCATCTCGATCGACTTCGGGGCCTGCTGCTCTATTCCGCTTCTCGTTATTGTTATCAACGGCAGGATAAGAGCGCCATTTTTGTCGCGCATCGGTTCCTTGCGTCTCGTAATCGCGAAACGCTCACCGGTTGCGAACACTATCGGAACCTTCTTGGTTGATCCGTCCTTTGTCTCATAGACAAGAGGAATGTCCTTGTCGAAGAGATTGAAAATCGCTCGATCAACGTCCTCGAGTCCGCAGCTGGGGACATCGTAATCCAGCGGGACGGAGCTCCCTTCGTAGCCGAGGTTGATGAATTCACGACCGTATCTTTTTCCAACCGCAAATCTCGTGCTCATTCGTCACCATAGAATGATGAGTTTACCCCATCAGGAGAGACTTTTTTCGGTCCCGTCAACGGAGCATCGAGCTTACCGTCCGTCTGAAGGGCACGACGGTCAGCAGTCTCGCCCGCCTCATTAACAGAAGCCCCCCGCTGCTGAACGAAAGTTTCCTGGATAACTTTTTCGGTTTCGAGTGTCTGAGCAGCAGGACCCTGGAACATCTTGTCGATGAGACCCTCGCGAGCTTGCTTGCCCATTAGTTTGTATCCCGTTATGTGCTCGACCTGACCGAAGATTTTGCTTATCGTGCTAACCTGGGTTATTTCAAAGAATACGGATCCGTGTGACATGAAATCGCCCATCTTCATGTGAAGGCCCTTGTCGGCGAGATCCTGCGCGTGAATTCGCACCTCAATCGAGTGAAATTTCTCGCTACCAAACTTGTTGGTTCTTGTCTCGCCGGGTGACCACTCAACGAGAGCATCAAGCTCAAGAGGCGGGTCAAAAACTTTTTCGGTCGACTCCTCATAGACGTCATGAATTGCTGTCACGTCGGACCTCACCGCGTAGTAGAATATCTTCTGCCCGATGACATCTTTGATGATCTCTTTCGTAAGATCGCTGATAAGATCAAGTTCCCGCGGTGTGATGAAGAGACGTGCCATGGATCAACCTATCGTGATCACGCAGCCCATTGGAACCGGGATCGATTTTAGGATCTTCTGCATGTTGTCGACCTCAGCGGCCTTCATCTCGATCAGCTTGTTGTATGTCATGGAGTCCAGCATCTCGCGGAGATCAGTCTTAAGCTTTTCCTTCTCTTCCTTCGCCGATGACTTCAGGTCGCTTCCGTCAAGCTGCAGATCTCCGCCCGGAATCGGAACCGAGCTGAACTTCGATCTTATCATTCCAAGGAGCTCTTTTGCAAGGGCGAGCGTGTACTGTCTCACCCACTGGCGGGCGAGAGAATTGACACGAGCAAAAACAAAATTTCCATAAGGAACGTTGGAGAGGTTCGAAACGCCGTTGATCGAAGCATCGGCAAACGCTGGATTCAACGGACTGGACTCGAAGCCGACCCTGATCCAAAGCCTCATGGGATCCACCGCCGTGGGCATCGGAAATATCCTGAGCTTTGTTCCGGTCACGCGATAGCTGTAGTTGGAACGACGAACTCTGTTCGAGATGTTCATCTGCCCACCGCGCAGTATGTCCTCGAAGACTGGTAGGACGTAGAAGACGGTCTCTGGCGTGAATGATTCGAACGAGAATTCGTTGTTGAGGTAATTGATAGCGGAGGTTGTGTCGAAGAATCGATACGCCGCGGATGGATTGAAGTGCATCACCTCGAAAATTCTCATCTTTCGACGCTCAGGATTCAAAGAAGAGCTGACCACCGGTGTGTTGGTCGAAGGGTCCATCAGCTCGGTGTAGATGTCGTAATCCTGAACGTTCTGACGAAGCTGGATCGAGCCTGACATCGAGTTGTATGTACCACCCAAGCCTGCCTCAACGGCGTAAGGCTCAGCGAGCCTGATTATGTGATTGAGAGTGTCACGAGGCAACTTTTGGGTTGCCTCGTTAAGGCTTCCCGTCTGCATCCCAAGCAGCGAGAGCAGCTGGCTTTTCGCCTGGTACTGATTCACGATCGAACCGTACTCAAGGAACGACTCCTCGAGGCAAGCCCAGATTTGCTTTTTGGTTAGTTCGACTGAGAGGACATCATCTCCGAGCTTCCTCTTCACGAAAGTCACCATCGCGTTAGCTTCTGTCTGAAACTCGGTGTCAGAGTCGAAAAACCCGAATGGTGTTGGATTTAAAGTTGTCGTAAATGTTGACACGAGCCGACCTCTACCTTAAATAGGAACGAGCGGCGAATGCCGCTCGTTCGTATGATCTGATTGTAAAAAATCAGATTACGGAGGCAAGCACCGCTGTACGTGTCGACTCATCAAGCGATGTGAGGTACTGGTTGATCTTCGCAGTGTGAAGCATATCGTTAGCCAGTTTCTGCATGACGTTGTTGCTTCTGTGTCCCATGCGGTTACGACTTTCCGGAATCGACTGCCCTACCGCCACAGTCTGGGCGCCGGCCTTCTGCACGCCGGCTCCAGCGGCGGAGACCGCCGCGCCGGCGCCCTGCAGCGCAAGTCCAGCAGCGATGATCGCGTCTGAGACCGCTTT